TGCCGAATTTTACGCCATTCATAAGCTTTGCTGCTAAAACAAGAACTGCTGTGATTCCGGATATACCTCCAAGCCCTTTCGCCATTTCTTCCAGTTTTAGACCGCTAAGTGCTTTGAGTGCCGTTGTGAGAATGCCGACAGCACCTGCAAAAGCGATAAGTCCGGCTGCTCCCTTCAGAAATCTTACCTCATCCTTGGAGAGTACAGCACCTACAATAGTAAGTCCAGCCATTACTCCGCCAAGTGCTGCAACACTTGCAAGAAGATTACTTTTGTCAATGGTAGAAATGACTTTCAGCGCACCGGACAGCACAAGGACTGCAGACGAAACTGCCATCATTCCCGTGCTTACAGCCATTAGTTTCAAAGAGCTTACGTCTTTCGAAATGAGTGCAAGTGCTTTCATCACACCGAGCAGCCCCAGAAACACTCCGGTCATCGCCTCCATCGAAGCACTCAGTCGTTCCGGTTTTATCATTGATACAACAGCAAGCGATGCTGCAATGATACCGATAGATTTCGCGATCGTGATCAGTGTTTCCGATTTTTTCGCTTCTTTCCATGCATCGATCGCTTCACCGAGTGAATCGATAGTATCTTTAATGCCTCCGATAATACCTTTTGCACTTTCCCCAACAGACTTGATTCCATCGAGGAAGCTCTTCACAGAGGCCAGAATACCGACGCTCAACCCTCCGGTGATAAAGTCTTTCATCCTTTCCGGATCGAAACTGTTGAAAGCATCTTTTGCTCCATTTGCAAAATTAGAAAATACTACGTCAGCCTCTTTTCCAAAAGAATAAAGCACCGGTGCAATGGTCTGGACAAAACCAGTGATCATCGAGCCAAGTGCTTCCAGCGGGTCAAGGCTTTCATCTACCGAGGATACAAATCCTCCGATGCTGGCAGTCATTCCAAGCAGGACATCGCCAAGAGGGACTGCCGCACTAAGAACATTTGCCGCTGTCTGTACGACGGTTTTCAGCATGTTCACGCCAACACGGATGACTGAAAATACACCCTCAAACGTCTTCTTGATGTTCGCCGCCGTCTTATCCGAGATGATGAGCTTCTGGGTCAGCAGGTCGAACCGTTCGGCGATTGTATAGATTCGGTCGCCGTCTGCAGGCGGGAAAATCTCGTTGAAGGCCTCCTTGATGGGCGTAACCAGCTTCCCGATGGCGTCTATGATGTTCCAAAGCCCCTGTATCAGGTGCTCCCGGCCCGATACCCTTCCGATGGCCTCAGCATATCCTTCGAGGTCCAGTGTTCCATTTTGAACAGCCTCGTTCAGTTTCACGAACTGGTCGTGGGCCTTCTGTATGGCGTCCTTGTCGTACCCCTGCGCGTCCAGCTCCTTATCGCTCAGGGCCAGCAGTTTCTCGGTGCTGGTGCAGGCTTCGTCCAGCGCCTGCCGCAGCGTATCGGCGCTCACGCCATTTTCCTGCAGGGCCGCGCCGAAGCTCCCTGCCTCCTCGATCTGCTTTTCCGTCAGAGCGCCAGTAGCCAGTGCTACCTGCTCCAGTGCATAGGTGTAGGCGTTGCCCTGGTCACCCAGCTCGTTCGAGAGCATCTGCTGCCAGCCGGTGTCGAGGCCCGCTTTCATCCGGTCGTTCAGGGCGTCGATGGACGGCACGAAGATGTCATACAGCCGGTTCGCCAGCTCCGTCCAGGTGTCGGTTGCCTCTTCCTTATTGCCAAAGAGAGTCTCGAAGACGGCCATCCATTTTGAACTGACGGCGTCTTTTGTGGAGTCGATGGCCTGCGCGAAGCTGGTGGCCTGCTGGGCAGCGAGGGCGGCGCGTTCTGCCAGCTCTCCGTACTGCCCTTTCAGCTGTTCCAGCGCCTCCGAGCTGGTCATACCTTTGTTCTTCTGGGTCAGCTCATAGGCCGCCTCCATCATGGAAGCATACTTTGCGAAGGTCTTTTCCATGACCTCCGTGTTGGCCCATTTCTTCTGCAAGCTCGACTCAAAGCTGGCGATGGTCACTTCACCCTTCTTGATGACCCCCAGCTCCTCCGCAGTGTCGATAAGCTCCTGTTTCAGGGCTTTCGTCGCCGTACCCATCAGGTTCAGGCTCTTCCAGTCCTGTAACTGTAAGTGTCCTGCGCTGTAGCTCTGGGTCAGGTTCCGGATGGTGCTCTGGAACGCAAAGCCAGTCTTACCCGCATCTGCCGTGGCGTTTGCAATACCCATGATCATAGGGATCATCTTATCGATATTGCCGCCCGCCGCCGTCATCTGCGAAAGCGCGCTGGTCATCTCGCTGAAACTGTAACTGGTCTCGTCCGAATACCACATCAGCTTGTTCAGGTAGCCGTTCACCTGATCGATGCTCTTGCCGGTGGCGTTCATGATGGTCTGCACGTTCGAGGTCTTCTCTGCGTACTTATTCCATCCGCTGGTGATCTGATCCAGTGACAAGCTCTTCACCAATCGTTCGCCGGCATTCATGGCCTTGCTGGTAATGTTCACCAATACCGTGGCGGCCATAATATCCAGAGCCGAAAACTTCTGCTGCAAGGTGTCCAGCGAGCGGTTCATGGTGGCAAAATCCACTTTTTCCGCAGCCGCATCCAGCTTCTCAAAGCCCTTTTCGGCCCCTTTGAACTGCAGTTTCTCCATCATCCGGTCGATGGAGTCCATGGACTTCTTTGTGTTTTTCTCAAAGTTCGCATTGTTGAACTGCAGTTCTACAACACGCTGGTCTACTTCACGGCTCATTCTGTTCTCACCTCACCCCATGCCCGTTCTGCGATCCTCTCAAAAATAGGCCGCATTGCCGGGTTTATGTAATCCACTCCCTCTACATACCCGCCATTCCGGGTGCCGTGTCCGTATTGCAGGATCACCGCAATGGGCACTCCATCCACGATGTTGGAGTTGGACCATGTAATGGTGATGCTGTTCTCGTCCCGGTGTACGGCATAGCTCCAGCTTGCGGCGGTCTTCCCGGTGTCCTTGGGGGTGGCCCTCGACAGCGCCTCTACCCCCTCCCGGCCATACTGAGCCAGAATATCGTCCAGCTTCAGCGCCGAGCACCGCTTCAAAAATCCCTTTGTTTTCTTCCAGTCGCCTTTCTGTCGGCACACGATCACCTTTGGCATTTCTTACCCCCTCGTGTGCAGCTTTGCTTTCCGCTGCTCATTCAGCATCCTCTGCTGAGCCATTGCCTCGGCCTTGCTCATTTTCCGGGGCGGGTTGTTGGCTTCCTGGCCCACCCGCAGCAGCGTCAGCAGCCGGTTCAGGTGCCATTTCTCACATTCCTTGGGGATCCCAAGCTGGAACATCTGGTAATACAGCACCTCCGCAGTGGTCTCTGTGCCTCCTCGCCTGGGGCGGGGCTTCTGCTTTACAGTCTTCCCGTTCCTGGGCTCGTTCGGCTTTGGCTCGCCCCGAAACCAGGTAGCGGTCATGGGGTCGTCCATATATATGTTAATGGCATTCATCTGTTCTCTCGTCAGCCGCCGGTATACCTCGGGGTCAACCCCCTTCGTCACGGTCATACAGCGGATATAGTCCATCTGCTGTTGAGCCGTCAGGTTTCCGACGTTCGACAAAAACGGAATATGCCATTTGCTTTCCCAGTTAGCCAGGGAGAGCAGACTGTGCTCTAACCTCAGCTCAACGGGCTCACCGTACCGGAACTCGGCCTTCTGTGGGTCCCAGCTCTGTGTTCCGGCTATTTTGATGGTCAGCATCGTCTGCTCCTCCTGGCATCAAATGTGTGGGCAGCGTGCTATGCAGTACGCAAAGCACGGTTCGGTATCATCAGGTTACGGGTTCAGCACAGCAAGGCCGGGCTGAGAAACAGGGGCCTTAGCGGCCTCATTGGTCAGGTCTTTGGGCAGAATGCCGTTCACAAAGTCCTCGGCAGCCTTGCCGTCGCCGCTCAGCAGCTCGATGTACAGGTCACTGTAGGCCTGGGTAGCCATAAAGTCGTCCAGAACCTGCTGGTTCTTCACGAACTTCCTGCCGTCGGGGCTCAGCACACCATAGCTGGCGCAGATGATCTTCTTGAACAGGTGGGTCAGCTCAAGCTGATTCTTTGCCTCCACGATCTTCTTCACCGTCTCCACAAAGCCGCCGTCGGTGCAAAGCTGCATCTCCATGATCTCCGCCTTGGTCAGGTTGAAGTAGTAGTCTTCCGTTCTCTCGGTACCACCGAAATCCACGGTGGTCATCGTCTTCTTAAGCATTTTTCTTCTCCTTTGTCCCGTTATTAGGCGGCAGCCTCGGTGTCGTTGATCAACTTGATCAGCTCATCCGGGCTGGGCAGGGTGGCCTCGCTGGCAGCCTCAACACCGGAACCGCCGTCAGAGCCCCAGAGCTTGTTCTGGATCGCCAGCACGGTCTTCTCCTTCAGCTTGGAGCAGTCGATCTCCATATGGCAGGTGGGGCGATGACCCTTGACATTCACCGGAGAGGCACTGCATTCCCAGCTGAAAATGATGGCATCGGGGTTGTCGTTGGTGCTGGAGTAGCTCTTCTCGCTGGGCGAAGCAGTGCTGTTCCATGCCACGTGGATCTTCTGGCCGGCCTCGTCAGTGATGTCATTGCCCTTGGTGGTCACCCAGCTGAAGCCAAATGCCTTGCGCTTCTGCTGGCCGATGGTCACGCCGGGAGCCACCTGGGCAGAGCCATCGCAGGCCTCCCACTCCGCAGGGTAGGTATAAGCCTCGATGGTGTAGCCATAATCCTCGGCGCTGCGCAGGCTTGCGTACTTGATGTCATCGGCGTAGAGCTTAGTCTCCTCTGCACCAGAGGGGCTCTCGGTCACAGCGGTCAGGCCGTTCCAGGCGGAGCCCTTCTCGTAGGTGCCCTCAGCGGTCATGGGGTACAGAACGCCCATCTTGGTGCCCATTTCGTAAAATTTCTCACCAACGGCGTCCCAAATCAGTCTTGCCATAGTCATTCCTCCTTCTTAAACATAGGTCGTAAACACAGTGTGATATAAGTTTTCCGAAACAAAACAGCGGTCGTAGGCGCATTTCGGCAATACGCTTACGGCCGCTTTCAGTTTCGAGTCGGGGTCGTTATCCATCACCGTCACCGTATAATAGGGATGCTGGATATAAACTCCGTCATTGGCATGCTCGTTCCGGATACGGCTTTCGCTGTACACGATGCAGGGGTATTTCAGCTTGTATCCGGCAGGCGGCTGAAAGTAGAGGTTCTCTTTCCCAGTCGCCTCCCGCAGTACCTTCCGCAGCAAAGCGTCAAGCTTCTTCGGGCGTGCTTCCATTCCAGATCCCTCCTAAGGTCAGCACCAGTCTTGGGTACTGCACTTTCACGTTCGTGATCTTCCAGTGCTGCCCGCAAAACGTGGCATATCGCATGGCGTAAAGGTTGTTTTGTGCAAATGGGTCGGCTACAACGCTCAGTTGGTTTCCTACTGTAACGTCCTCATTGATCTTGTCGCTCCCCTGCATCAGCCGCCCAAACTCCAGCACGTCGCCGTAATAGCTCCGCTCTACGATCCGTTCTACGAATACGCTTGGCGCTGATTCTTCCGTATCCTGCGCAAACCCGATCTTCCCGCTCCATTTCATAGTAGATCCTCCCTAAGGAACCCGAGTTGGGGTGCCCAGCAGCCGCTTCACTGTCGCTCGCGTCTCGCTGACCCCGGCCAGTTCCTCATTTCGCTGTTTCCGCCACTGGCAGCGCTCAGTTCGTCACCATTTTGAATTTTGTCCGGCAGGTAAGTTTGCTATTACTAACTCGATGATCTGCTTTTACTCCGCTGCCACGGTGCAGGTCGTAGCGGTAGTGCCGTCATACACCACCACACCGGCAGCCAGCAGAGCGATAGGCAGGTAGGTCTTGGCGCCGTCCACGATCATCAGGCGGCCAAGCTTAAAGGCCTTCTCCACGTCATCCTTCTTCGCCTGGGTCTTGTGTGCCTCGTCCTCGTACAGCTTCTTGTCGGTGTGCAGGTAGGCAACGTAGTTTGCCACATGCAGGTCGTGGCCAGTCTCGTAGTAGGGTTTCAGCATTATAGTTCCTTTCCGCCTGCCCTTTGTCGCAGGGCTCGGCATTTCATGTAATACAAAACCTCTCTCGTCTTATATGAAGCTTAAGCAGCCCACTCAACAGCAATGGCGCTGTACGGGGTGGTCAGTGCGCCGGAGCAGCGGGTCTCGATCAGGTACTTCATAGCGTTGAAGTCGATGTCGAAGTCGTCGAACATGGAGACAGCGCCGCCCTTGTCTGCGCCAACCGTGTAATCGGAGAGGTTGACGATGATGCCGAACAGGTCACCGCCCTTGGCACCCTTCATGCCTTCCATCTGAGGCACAGTCACGATGTTGGAGACACGCAGCTTGCGGGCAAGCGCAGCCTCGTCGGCATACAGAGCGTGGCCGATGGTGTCCTCCAGCAGGAGCATCTCGGTCAGGGCATCCTCTGTGGTGAACAGGGTGGGGGTGCCGGCACCCTTGTACTCCTTGCGGGAGCGCAGGATGCTCTTGATGGCGGCCTTGTACTTGTCCTCCACGGCAGTCAGACCGGTAGTGGACACCTGCACCTTGATGGTAAACAGGTCTGCGTCGTTGAACACCGGGCGGATGCAGTTCTCGTCCACCTTGTCCTCGCTGGCAGCGGGGCGGCCGTCACCGATCAGGATGGCACGGGCGATCTCCTCGTTCAGCTTCAGGCGCATCTCGCTCTTCAGCCATGCAATGACGTCGAAGCTGGTGATGTCGATGACGTCGTCGCGGTCCATCTTCTGCTTCTTGTAGACGGTGGTGGGGCTGGTGGAGCGGCGCAGCAGGCCGAACACCTGTTCCTTCTTGTAGTTGCCCTTGATGTAACCCTTGGCACGTGCATCCTCCTCGGTCAGGTCAGCGAACATGCTCTTGAAGCGGCTGAAGGGGATGTGATGCACAGCGCTCATCACCTTGCCGACCCAGGTCTGGTCCTTGTCGATGATGCGGGGCGGGTTGTCCAGCACCTTGTCGTCGGGGAACAGCCACTCCACGTTGTCGATGCCGTGGCTCAGGTAGGCCAGCTCCTCACCGGTGATGTCCGAGTTCTCGAAAGCCGCCTTCATGGTTCCGCTGCTCTTGGCACCCTTGATGATAGCGTTGATGTCGCCGATGCTGTGCTTCAGCACGGTCTCGGTGGTATCATGGTCAAACACATTCTGCTTCACGGTCGTATCCTCCTTACCGTCATCGTCCTTTTCACTGGCCGCAACAGAACCAATGATTGCGTATACTACTTTTTTCTGCTTCTCCGTCAGGGTGTTGAACACATCCGCAACGGTCTCTTCTTGGCTCATGTTCTTTTCGTCCGCCATTTTGGCTTCCTCCTGTGTTGCTTTGTCGTCGGTCACGGCATTGCCGCTGTCCGCACTGTGTGTAAGGTCTTCAAGCGGGTTGCCCTCGGGGTCCATGCCATGGGTCAGGCTCAGGCCGTCCTCGTTATAGATAAAGGCCTCGCCGCCCTCGTAATCCTCATCGGCGCTGTGCTTTACCACCTCGTCGATGAGCGCACCCGGGTTGCAGCCTGCCAGTACGAGGCTCACTTCCCGGATAAAGCCGTGTTTCACGGTCTTACCCACCTTCTGCAGACCGTTGGCATAGATGGAAAAAGCGCTCAGGTCGCCGTTCTCCACGCAAGCCTTAGCCGTCCGGCCGGTGTCCGTATCGTTGAACTTGGCGTAGCAGTATACGCCCTGGGGCCGGTTCTTCAGCAGACAGTGGCCGATGACATTGTCCACGCTCGAGTGATCGTGGTTGTACACCATCGGCACGGTCTTGCCGTCGCACTCCTTAAAGGCGTCCGGCGCGATGGTCAGTCCATCGTAACAGCGGGTGTTGGCCTTCGTGGCCCATCCGCTGCAATCATAATCGATAGCCATTTTGAAATTCAGCATCCCCTTTCTAATGTCCAAGCATTCTTGCATCTGCATCTTTCCCGTCCGCAACGATCTGATGCTGTCCTACAGCTTCCTCGTTCGACCGACTGATGTTCGCATTCCGCAGCTCATCCGCCTTCGGGTCCTTCGAGGGCTTCATGCCGATGGCCTGCCGCATCTCGTTCGAGGTCATGATCTCATTGCGGGTAAACTTGTCTGCGATCTCTGCCACAGCCGACACCGGCGTCAGCTTGAACGGGTCGCGGAAGAACAGCACGCTCTCGCTCTTTTCGTCTCGCTGCTCTTTCGTCAGGAACTTCCGTTTGAACTCATCCACGGCGGCCGCCACGATGGGCTCGATGGTACGGTTCTCGTAGTTGGTCATCACCTTGTCGTCCGCAGTGCCGTTCATGATCTCCGGTGTGATACCCAACTGGCTGTATGCCATGTTGGTCAGGTATTCCACACTCTTCAGAACATTGTTTTCCAGACTGCGGTTCAGCTGGGTGATGCGCTCCGTGCCGTCCGTGTAAGCCACACCGTACTTCGAGCCTGCCAGCTGGTCTTCGATCTCCTGCCGCCGCTGCAGGGCCTGCTGTTTGCGGGCCTCGCTCTTCACAACGTATGGCAGCTGGATGATGAGATCAAGCTTCCCGGCTCCAACCTGCTCGTCGATGACATCCATGAGGTGGAGCTTCCGGGTCAGCTGCTGAATGGTGCCATTGGGCTCGTTCATCACGGCGTAGAAGGGGTTCTCGATCAGGGCCACCCGGTCCTTCGGCAGAGTCACCTCTTCCTTCTGTCCTGTCTTCTCGTTGTAGAGCTCTACCCGCACGTCGGCAGGGTACCACTCCTTCACCTTGCCCACCCGCATGGACTGGATGTCCATTTCGCCGGTCGCTTCATTCAGTTCCACGTCAACCGGCACCACGGCGATGACGCCCTCATCCAGCATTGATAGGAACATGTCGAACCGCATCCCCCGTCCGGTCTGGTCGATGTTGGCGGAAAGGTTCAGACAAGAATTAAGGCCCGACGAAATGGTTTCGCTGTAGCGTCCGTTTTCGTCGAGCCTTACGTGGTTGATGGTAATGGCCGCAGCATCCATGGCGATTCGGGTGTCGATGGCCGAAATGATGGTGCGGTCGCTTGTCCGGGTCATCCGCACCCGGTCGGGGCGGTAACTGTATCCGCCGCCATAGTAAATCTTCCCGGGAGGGTCCCGGTTCGTAAAAGCGTTCCACGCCCTCTTCAGGCGGGAGCCAAAAGTTTGCGCCATTTTATTTTTCCTTCCAAAAAGCGTCAGCAGATAAATCGGTGCGTCAATGCTCACTTAAACATCTGATTAACTTTATATCTTGTATATTCAAGTTGCGCACGACTTTGAAGTTCAGAAACCTTACGCCCCATGCACCTTCATCGTAGTGTATAATGCGCCGCTCACAACGGCATTTTTGAAGTTGTCAGAACTAACAATATTCTTACCGAGTTTCATAACGGCAGAGCCATTGTTATAGAGATTTATTATCGTCCCAAATGCTGTTGCGGCAGCTGCCGCAATTTTAACGGCTTTCTGGATCTTGCCAGGACTAGCCGTGAGGTGTTCGTACTGTTGTTCTTTTTGCAGTCGATTGATACGGGAGTTAAGTTCGCTGTCACTCATCTCTCTGACACTCTTTTTGGTATGAACACGCGTGTAATCATCGTGGTCCTGAATATACCGCTTTTTCCCTTCGGCCGTTAAAGTTCCGTCCTTGTTCTGATAACGCCGCACGCCCCACTTCATCCCTTTGACACCCCAATGATAGAGTTCATCTTTGTAAACCTGCATCTTATCACCCCTTTTCTACGATTTACAACATTTATCTCCTGTGCTATACTCTTCTAAACTAGCATTTTGACAAGGAGAAGTTGTCTATGGAAACTGTTATTTGTCCTAATTGTGGTTCGCTCATCAGTATTCCTAAAACCATGCCCGTCAGTGTCACCTGTAAAAAATGCAGTGAGTCATTTGGCGTTGAATATGATTATGCCGAAGTTGGATTTTTTGGAAAAATCAAGATGAAATACAACGATTTTTCGGTAAAACATCCTAAAATCATAAAAATGGCAAAAGTCGTAAGTGCTATTGTAGTTGTTGCCGGAGCAGCTTATCTACTCCATCGGCCAGATGAAAACACCGTGGCTATAGACTCTACTGCTTCGTCTACTCCAGAAGAGCCGAGTGTTCCAGCTTCAACGGGAGGAGACAACTGTGATGACTATGACTGCGACGAGGAAGACGATTATTCCCTTAATGGTTGCTGTCGAACGTGCGGTGCATCTCTTGATGACGCTTTCTATACCATGCCATGGGAAGATGACGATAATGAATATGGTTACTGGACTTGCCGCAGATGTCACGCAAGAAATTATGATTGGGACAGCGGTGATGATTGATCACTCAAACGCATCCCGGTTCTCCTTCCACGCCACATAGGCGTCCATCATGGCGGCCACGGCGTCGATCTTCTGGTCCTGCCTCTGCTTGTAAAGCTTTCGGTTTCCATTCGTGTCCACCAGCGCCACGCAGTTTCCAATGGCAAACTGCATCAGCTTCTCGTCGAAGAGGAGCTTTCTCTGCTCACTCAGTTTCTTTAAGTCACCAAGCGGCACGCTTTCCGTCCGCGCGCCCTGAATGACCTTGGTGATGCCGAAGTTGCCGTTCTCTGTCGCCCACCTCTCCACGAAATCCTTTGCGTTGTATGGGTCATACCCGAAGGCCCGGATGTCGTATTCGTTCTGCTGGATAAAGGCGTCAAGGTCGTCGTATACCTGCATCATGTCGAGGATGGTTCCGTCAAAGACGAACAGCGTCCCCTCCTGCATGAACTCCTCGTACTGTTGCCGCCGGGAGACGGGCAGTTGGCTCAGAGTGTAGCTGGTAATGTAGTCCCGCGTCTTCACCCCGAAATATCCGTTGGAAAGCGGAAACAGGAAGGTAAAGGCGCAGAAGTCGTCGCCCCGGCTCAGGTCAGCTCCCATGGCGCAGGGCATCTGCCAGTAATCCCGGTGGCGGTGGCACAGCGTCTCCTCATACGAGAAGAAGTATGTGTAGCCCTCCATGGGTAGGTTGAAGCGCTTGGCCAGAATATCATTCCGGGCGCTGGGTGATTTCTCCGCGCGTTCAACATCCAGCTGGTAGGTCTCGTAGGTCACGGTCTTCCCGAGGTTCGGGTTCGCCTTCAGCCACATCTCCGGTTTGCCGACTTCGTCAATAGAGTCCAGTTTGTAGTACCAGATGGAGACGTGGGGATTGATGTATTCTCCCTTCAGGATCTGCATCAATTCCATTTTGATGTCGTCACCGCATCCATTTCGTACCGTACCCTCAGAGCTGGCCGCCACAATGAGATAGTTCTCGTTCTTGGCTGCACCCTGCTCGATGGCACCGATTGGGTCTTCCCGGATGTCGCAACTCAGCCATTCGTCCACTGTGGCCACCATGTCTCGACGGCCTTGGAGCTTCTCAATGGTCATAGGCCGCACCTCCAACAGGCTGTTGGAGACAAAGTTCTCGATGCCCTTCTTTGTGCTGGCCAGCTTCACCCGATCCACCTTCGACCCAGTGGTATTCTGCAGGCTCCCTTCGGTCATAAACTTCAGCACAGGCCCCTTGGCCCGGGCCAGAGCAGTCCGCAGCGGAGCCAGCACTTCCTCTGCCTGGTTCATGGTGGGGGCAGTGGTCACCTGTCGGGTCGTGGTGGTATACGCCACCAGAAAGTACGCCTGAAGAAACTCCAGATACATGGTCTTCGCCGCTGCACGGGTGATGATCAGATACTGCTTTTGTACCAGACGCTTCTTGATCCTGCGGGTCTCGTAGTGGCCTCCGCCGTGCTCATGGGGCACATACACGCTTCGTTCCACAAAGTAGTACCAGCCAAAGATCTCTTCGGCCCATAACTTAAAGCTGTCCAGCAGCTTCACGTCTCCGCCATCGGTCAGGGTCAGCTCGTCCTCACAAAAAGCAATAAAACCGTTTACGGCTTTATCATCATAGTAAATCCCCGGGTTTGCGATCAGGTCGTCGATCCGGTTCATCTCCATGCTGATCTCCCGACATACAGGGATCTCGCCACGCATCACGGCCTCCCGAAAACGGCCGTAGTAGATCGGCGTGGCCGTGTTCGAGAGTGCCATATTTCTAACCTCCTATTATAATAAGGTAGGAGCCCTCACTTTGGGGCGTAAAAGGGCTTGTCAAGGGTGTAGAAGCACGCTTCCATTTCAGGACATTCACAGGTCCCACGCCGTGCGCAGTCTGTACAAAAGTCCTTCATCACCGCATCAAGCCATTGCTTTTTTACAGGTGTTTCAGTCAGCCGCTCGATCCACCGCTTTGTTACACTGCTGGCCATGTGTCGTCGTGCTCCACGTTCAGCCGCCACTCCATCTCAGCAGCGGCATTTTTCAGTGCGTCCAGGGTAGAGCTGCTTTGAGGCACATCAAAGCCCATCAGCCGCACCTTCATGGCGGCATATGCTTTCACGGCTGCCGCCTTCACCGGGTCGGCAATAAACTGGCTCCAAAGCTCCTCTTTTCCAGTAATGGCAAAGCCTTCTTTCGGCCCTACCCCCATCTGGGTCAGCACCATGAATACGCTGTTCAGATACATTACAATGTCTGCATCAAAGTCCTCGCATTCCTCGGCGATCCCCAGCAGCTTTTTTACGCTTGTCAGGATGCTGTCCATGCCACTCCTCCGTTAACGTGCAGTGTCCCCGTCCGCAATGCACTGGTTCTCCCACTTCTTATACACGTCAAGGTAGGTCTCCTTCTTGTCGCCATTGTGGGTGATCTCATAGTACATGCCGTCGGATACAGTGGTGCTCACAAGCGCCTTCCAGTTCTGCAAAGTCTTCGAGAACCATACGATGAACACATCCTCCATCGTCAGCTTCTTGCCGTCGGTCACGTCCACATGACTGTTGAAGTAGTCCACCACCAGCTGCTTTGCGCGGGTCATAAAATCTCTCTGTTCCATTTTGATTTCTCCTCTGTTTTTGTTGTCCGGCAGGGCGGCCCATCATCGTTTGGGGCCAATCGCTTGAGTCTTGTTGTTCATCGAATTGCAGATCATCGTGGATATATCGCAAATGGGCTCTCCCAGACGAATCTCTTTCGGAATATCGATGGCGATTTCTTTTTTCATGACCGGGGCAGACATCATCGCCCACGACTGTTCGGCCGCTTCCGATGCTGCGCTGCTCTCTCGGTCCGTGCTGACGCCGGCAGCCGCGATCGCGGCGTTCGCCCATAGCAATGCCTCGTCCAGCTTCGTCAGTGCAAGGCTTCTTTCCCGGCTCGGGTTCAGCTTCAGAAGCATCGCCTCTGCCTCTTCCAGCTTCCGCCGCAGAAGGACACTGTATTCCGCTTCCCCTTCATCAAACTTTTTTATCGCGTACATCTTATCCCTCCATAACCTGTTCCCAGTCGTCGCAGCAGGTCACGTTCAGCATCATGCCAATGTCTTTGACCTTACGGAAGTTGACCTCTTCGCCGTTTTCCTTGTGGATCAGAAGCTCCGTGCCGGAAATATGCCAGTAGGCGTCCTTCCAGCCCCGCCGTTTCACTTTGTGTCCCTGCTTCATGGTAAGCCAAGCTGTCGTCCAGTTCATCCTATTTCCTCCAAGGGCAGGTATCCCCTGCTGTTCTATTGCCATCCGGTATCTTCGGCCCGTCCCCGGTGCCGTAATGGATAGCCTTGTGTGTCGCAGCCGAAACGCAGATGGCATTTTCCGGGTCCAGCAGCTTTTCGCTGTGCCGGATCACATCTTCTTTCGTGATCGGATTCAAATGGTGGATGCTGATGCGCGGTCTCACCGGTCTGCCATCCCGCAGCACCCAATCCGTAATGGGATGGTCCGGGCACCCCAGATCACACCCCATGTCTCTCGCAATGATCCTGTCCCGGAACTGCCGCCACTCTCTCGATTGGTAAAAATCCTGGTTCAGCCATCGGTCAAACCCAAAGGTGTCTCTCCCAACTTCCCCATGCAGCTGTAAATACTCCAGCCGCTCCTCGTAGGTCGGCAGAGTGCATAATTCCGTATAGCTTTTCATACTCCCCCCAACAAAGAGCATGATCGTCACTTCCATTCCGATCTCAAGTAAAAACACAAGAATATACATTACATAGTGCACGAAATCACGCTTCTCATCCGTTGTGTCTGTCGCGATCAGCAAAAACGTACAGATAAGGGCCAAAGAACACAGTATTGCCAAAAAGAGTCGTACGTTTACCGCGATCGTAGTCATTCTACTCACCTCAGCAGACCCTTCTGCTGCAATGCCGCATACAAAAGCAGCATTCCACACCATAACAGCGCAGGAATCCCGAACTGCGCAAAGAGTTCCATTGCATAACTCTGCGTGTGTTTCTCTACCCACTGTGCAAAGAACATCGAGGCAAAAACGATTACTACAAGCCAGCACATAGCAAACGCCAATTCAATTAAAGTCATACTCGTCATCCTCTCCAACGCCGTTGTATTTTGCCATAGCTTTCAGCACCTTGTCGTACATCTCCTTGGAGTCCTTGGCAGCCTCAAGCGTCTCGGTCTTTGCCCGCAGAAGCTTGTTCTCTTCCTCCAGCTTCTTCTTCTCAAGGTCTGACTTCATGGTGGCCAGCTTCAGAAAATGAGTGGTCTCTGCACTAGAGGCCGTTCCTTCCCGAAGCCGTCTTTCCACCAGAGTCATGGCCAGATTTATCATGTACTGTTCCTGTGCTTCCGGGCTGGAGGCAGGCCGGGCCGAAGCCGCAGCCGTCTCTCCCGGAGCGCTTCTTTTCGGCTTCATAACTTTTCCTCTTTTCTTATGGTTTTATTTCGCTTTTGCAAGGGCTCATGGGCGTGGCTTGTCATGGCATCTGAAAGGAGAAGAAAAATGTCAATGGAGGTTGAACATCATGAACCCGAATTTCATAGGAGGCGTTTCTCCCATAAGCCCTTGCAAAAACTGCCGAAGCTGCGGTCTACTCCCCGTGGCCTCGGCAATTTCATCTTAAAGCCCAAATATCAATTTTCCCTCCGGGGAAATATCAAAGACCGGCGCGATTTGAGAGGGGGTGTCATTTTTGAGACCCCTCCCCTATGCTTAAGCACTTTTATCCAGTGTGTCTTCGTCTTTTACTTCGATCTTGAGCTTCTCGTAGATGTTTTGCGGATCAGCAGCTACAATTCTGTCGATAGCCTTCTCGATTTCATAGGCATTCTCATTGTCTGTGAACTGAGAAGACGTCTCGGCAAGCCTCATGAGAAGACCAGATGAGTTATAGCCATGATCCGTATCATATTGATACCATTCTTCGAACTGCTCGTAAGGAGAATACGGGTTATCAAAAGTGGTAAGAAAGCAACGAACCATATATCCGTGCTCCTTTCATGTAAAATCACTTGTTCAATGCACTGTAGACCGTTGACTCCGGCACACCGCAAGCTTTTGCAATCTCCTCATACGTATAACCACTGCGAAGCATTGCTTTGGCTTTCGACATTTTTGCAGAACTCATAACAGTCGTCGCTTTCGGCATTGCGCGCTTCACAATTTCGTCAGAATCAGAAGAATTAAGAATCTTCATGAGTTTGCTATCAGAAATCGCTCCTGCTTGAATCGCTTCCCATTCTTTATCTGTAAAAACGACCTTAGATTTGCGGCCGCTTGCACCAACAGAATCGCGTGCGCGCTGCATCTCGACAGAAGAGATTTTTCTAATTTCTTTCTTATCGATTGCAGGATTAAGACCTTGTTCTTGAATTTTGGCTTTAATACTTGCATTAGCAATGAGCATTGCCTTGCGTTCTTTTGGCTTATTCATGAGCATGGTGTTATACTTATCGTTCAAAGACCTAACTTCGGATGCATATTGCTTCGCTGCTGCCGGACTGTACTTCAAACCGGGCATATTCTCAGCCTCTTTACGAGCCTGTCTGGCCATGGCCTTAAGCTGGTTCGAGAAATCGGCGTAGAGGTTTTCCTGAATGGTGCCAGAGGACAGTGTTCTTGCGTCTTTGGTTTCAGAAATCAAGCTGACCGTGTCTTCGGCCATGCGTTCCTTTCCGGTTTTGGGATCGATAAAGGTACGTCCGCTCTCTTTATAAACTAGTTCACCAGTATCTTTGTCAACATGAACACTTCCACGACGTTCAGGAACTCGTATCGTTTGCTTACGACGAGACAGAAGTGTGGATGCTCCACCGTACTTGACATTTCCTTCCTCATCAACACGAATCTGCCACTTCTGCTTAAGTTCTGCGATACCATTTTCCCTTTCAGAGCGCTTGTAGTCGAGGCCATGCTTTTCTGCATCAATAACGACCATTGAATGCTTAACAGCACGAGCCAGTTCTTTCTCATCCGCGCCACGAAGAGTCATATCCGTAATCAAATTAGAAATGACGCCCATTTCACGTTGCTTCTCCTCTTTTTTCATGAGACGGACGTGATTAGGATTACCTGGTGGTACTGCGTATTCAGTTTTAGGATCGAAATCTTTCAAATCCTTCAGTGCAGGAGTAGACTTAATGCTGACTTTGTCCGTAATAGGAATCACCATGACGGTATCGCCATCAAAGTCAGCGCCCGAAAGGCGTTCTGCCACCTTTGCGTTGATGCCGATTGCATCCTGAATTGCTCCAAGATTCCGCTTGCCGTGAACATTCTTATTGTTGACTGTGACAATAGGAATCTCAAAAGTGCCTGCATGCGGAAAGCGTATCAATGCAAGCTTCGTGCCATTTTCATATGTCGGGCAGTATGCTTCTGTCTCTTTGATCTGATTGATCGGAAGGATGACTTTCGTAGACTGTCCGGGAAAAGCAGATGCTTTGAGGGTCATCGATGTACCTTCGCATGTATCAGCGAAGTCAGTGAGCAGTTTCTTCTTAATCGTCGGGTTGTTGTACTGCATGATTTCATCATACTGTGCTTTATAGTCCGCGACAGTCAGTTTCAGCTGATTCTCAATCAACTTCTTGGGCTGCTTGGAAAGAAATTGAGAAGAGACATTTCGGGACATTGTATCCCAGTCGCCTTCTTCTTTCAGTTTATTGATAGGAGACAGGTGCTCCTTTCCATCAGCTCCGATGTACATGCTCTGACCATTTGCTTTGATGGCTGCACCAAAAGGATTGTCTGGATCAGCTTTCGCTTCTTTCAGAACTTTCATCTTGGGGGTGCCGGAAGGTTTATTGGTGTTGAACCTAACATCAACGCCATCCGGAAGATCGTCGGAATAAACAGCCATGCCTTTCAGATAGTGGTCGCCATCGACAAGAATACGCACCTGTGCATAATGGCTTTTGCCAAGATCAAGATCCGGGACACCACGGCGAATCTCAATGACGCCATCTTTTGCCAGACCACCTTCATCGCCATACATAATTGCCACACGGCTTGAATCCAAACTTGATGGACGTTGAAGCTTCTGAAAAGTTTCGCCACCATCATCAGAATGGTAATCACCCAGCGAATCAATCTGGTCTTGGTGCTGGTAGGCATATTTCTGGTCAAACTCAGGCTTGGCCAAAACAGTAATGTTTGTCTGTTGACGAATGTTAGTCGGCTGGCGAATGCCAACACCATACCGTTTGAAACCATATTCTGCTTCAAGTGTGTATGCGGCATCGATAAGCTCGGTTTCAGATATTCCAAGCACTTGGTTCGCACCTTCAGAAATGTCAACCATGCCCTTTTTCTCTACTTCTTTTTTCAAAGTTTCGGCGATACTCTCTGCACGTTTTGCTTTTTTGTCGATATTACCAGAGTATTTAGACCGGACGCTTGACTCACTCATGTTGAGCTGTTTTGCGATGTCTGTCCACCCAAGGCCTTTATTATCTCTAAGGTCTTTAATTTGCTCATATTCTGACGTTTTGCGCAAATTTATAGCTTTGCTTTTAGCAACACGAAACTCCGAAAGACTCATCTGATATTCCTTCGGGAGTGTATCGTTGATAGAGTTCAGAATATCTTTTTCTGAAAGTCCTTTATTTTTCAAAAGTTCAATTCGTGAAAGAAAATCTCCCGAATGCTGATAAGGATTCTCCCCAGAACCCCATGGATACCGACCAGAATGTTTTTTGGTGCCGTAGTGTTCAAGCACCCCGTTCTGTGATTCAACTCCATAATAAGAGCGAATATCTTTTTCGATAGGATTCATGCTGCAGCTCCCAGCTTTACTTCGTTGATGATTTTATCGAATTCCTTGATCTTTGCAATGATCGGAAGAATATCTTCTGCTTCGGGATTTTCCACCCAAATATCATCGCTCTGATAAATTCGATTTTCGAACCGAATAGTTACAGGATCGATACCGTATTCCAAACAGAACAAGGCATCGTAAATATAAAGCTGCTCCATATGAGCAGGAACGGTTCCAGTCTTCAGATCATGAATGCGAAGGACGCCATCGTTGAACATGATAGCGTCCGCTGTCCCGAAACAATTCGGGCTGTAATAAAGCACAACTTCAGGTGTCATGCGGAAGCCGATGGCATCATTGACATAGGCATTCAGCGTTTTCTTGCTCTTGGGAAGCTTTTGCTTAAGCTCGATGCATTCTGCTGCAAATGCATGGAGTCTCGTGCCTCGCTCTTTTGCCTGATTACTCAGGTAGGCATCAACCAAGCGATCTCGGTCATAGTTGAGCCAGTGATACTTACTTGCTCCCAGAAATGCATGTTGCCCCGTGAGCCTCGAATGATCGTTCCATTGCATCAAGTATCTCCTCCTTGTTTTCCGGATAAATAAAAGCGGCAAAGCTCATTTCGTTCATCTTCTGGACATAGTAGTCCTGATTAGGGCGATGAGGAGCATTTGCCGACTTCTTTCCCTCAAGCGCAGCCCAAGTAGGACCATACAAAACTAAAAGGCCAGGATGTCCCTGAACTTCGTTCGGGTCCAAATGAACCACCGTACAACCGGGAAAGCGCTTTTTCAGTTCTTTCACCAATCCGGTCTTAAATTTGTTTTCGAGCATGTCAACCTCCAAAAATAAAAAGAATAGTATGTTTAAGACACGTTCTATTCTCCTCATAAAAGAGGCTGTTTTTTTCGCGGTAATTTTTGTGAAAAAGTGTTAATTTTTGTAAAAAAGGGCAAAAGAAAAGCCTCTGCGTTTTTCGCGCAGAGGCAATATTAAAAGACTATTAAATTAAAACCCGTCAAAATCGTATTCGTCGTGAGGTATATAGGGATTTTCTCTATAGTATGTATCGAGCCATTCTTCTTCAGGTTCGAGTTCATCATCGGCATAACTTGCTTCTTCGGTCGGAGCACTACATAAATCCACGTCTTCTTCGTAGTGCTCTTCTTCACACTTTGGGCATCGCCAGATAGGAACTTTCCAAATATTTTCGTATCGCTCCATTTGACAATGGCACCAAAAACACCAATGCTCGCCAGTTGGTTTGTCATATCCATCCGTATGTATGACATAATGTTCGAAACTTCCATCTGGATGTTTCAACCAAAGAACTGGTAGTCCTAACTCCAGGGTTGAATACACCCATGCTTCATCACCGTTCGGAAGAATTTCTCTCGCATCAAATGAGTAACCATACTGTTTCCAATTTTTAGCAAGTTCCTCGATGTATTCCATACGCTTTACCTCATACTCATAAGAAGTCAGCCACTAATGTGCTGCTTTTTATAATACACTATCCGACGTTATTTTACAAGGTTAATATCGACAGGGGATATGGGGGCAATGCATGAAAAACAAGTTGTGGCCAAAAGACCATTTTTTCTGTTCTATTATATATATTATTTTTTTCATTTTTTAATTAACTTAAAGAAAAAAGTGGGTTTTTGGCCACAGCGCATATTTATAACGTATCTACGTCAAAATATGTGGCCGTTTTTCTAAAATTTTTGGCCACAAAATGGGTTTTTGGCCAGAAAATTGATGCTTTTTCAATTATTATCACAAAATTAACAAAAAGCGGCAAATAGAAATTGGCAGAGTCTACTGCCAGATAAAAAAGAAAAGGCCCCGAATTTTATATCGAGACCTTTCTATGTTATTCAGCGCCAAATAATTTAGCGAGAATAAAAAAGATTATAGGAAGCGCTATGAGTAAGCTCAAATATACAGGCTCCATTTTTCTGCGTTCTGCTTCATTATCTTTTTCGTCTTTACGCTTTTGTTCATCCATTTCCATCTTCTTCATCGCTAAGTCTTTGAAAGCTTCAACCCGCTTGACTTTTGCTTCATCCACAAACCTGTGCGTCTCCTGATAGTCATCAAGCCGCACTTTCGTCCCGCAATATTCGCAGAACATGAAGTCTCGATTGCCTTCTTTCACCGTAAGCTCAGCGCCACAACTAGGACATTTCACTGTTCGTGCCATAAAAGCACCTCCTTATACTAGTACAAGAATATCATGTAGGAGTCGAGTCGTCAAGCAAAAGTACCACCTCCTCGAATAAAAATAAGAGACGTAGAAAAATCCGCGCCTCTTGCTTGTTAGTTCGGGATACAGCTACACAGCCAAATGCATCGCAAAGCAAATATAACGGTTTTTCATTGGCCCATAAGCCTCCTCGCTGCAGCATACAGGAATCGTTTAAGCGTCCATTTATCAAGTCTGAACGCAATACGGAGCTCTTCCATTTCAGGATTAGGATACACACCGCTCCGATATTCCATTGCATTCACAGTCCTCACAAGGCGAGCAGTGACACTTTTTACGTTCGTGTGATACTTCTCTGCAATGGCAGTGCAAATATCAATCATCGGGGCAGACCGATGTGAATCGAGCGAATCAATAGTCATCTCGACCGCATCACCCATCATCTCGACCGCATCGCCCACCATCGGAATCCGCATCTTCACAAGAAAATTATACGTTCTTTGCTGCATTTCTTATCACCACATCCTTTCCCACTCAGGTTTTCATAATAGCATTTGCTGCATGAACCAGATATGTGGTACCGTCAATCGTGATTTGCAGCTGATCGCCTTCGTAGTCAGTCCAGTTGTCCACTTTGCCCTGAACAATAGTTCCATCTGGCAACTTAATCTGTGCCCAGGAATAGGTAAATGTCGTATCAAACACCCTATAGTTTCCACAACTGCATAACCCGAGGCAGCCAACAAGCATCATCAGCGATACAGCAAAACAAATAATACGATTTTTCATTAGTTAATTACCTCAACCAAATATCATGTAAATCAAAAGCAAGAACCATCCTGCATATTTGATGATTCTCTGTTTTTCTTTGCCGATGTTCTCAGCAAAAGACATTCCGATTGCGATAGCTTGTAAAATAATGCTTACGAGCAGCACAATTCGCATCACTTCACCATACTCCCCTTCCGCGTCTGGTCATCCGCCGGCCAGAACGTGTAAATATCATCGAACACCACCGGGATCTTGCTCTGAAGCTCTTTCAGCAGCGGGCACATCAGCTCACGCATCTGAGGATGAGCCGCCACAGGAGTACGCAGCTTGAAGATATTGCGCCACTCACGGTAGTTGGCAGTCACCACGATCTCGGTCTTCAGGCACAACGGCAGCACACAACGGGCCTGTTCAGGACGGAGACCATTGGCGATGAGAGTTTTGTAGCTTTTTTCAGCATCATCACAAGCCCAGTACCACGCATGGTGGATTTGATAGTCCGTTTCGAGCTTTATAAATTCTTCTGTCGAAGAAGCTGCGTTGATTGCATTTTCATTAGGCTCGTTAGGAATATAAAACGGCCGAATAAAGCTCAGTTCCCCGCCAAACTTCTCTCCTGCATAATTGCAGTACCGGGTGCTCTCCTGTGCAAAGCTCGCGATGCGGTGCCGCACCAGCTCATTGGCAATGGCCCGGTCACAGGTAAACAGCACGGACAGCTGCGAATGCTCCAGCATAGCCTCATGCCCCTGCTTCACCAGAAAGCCCACCAGTTTCTTTGCCGACTCACCCTCCGGCGTGATCTTATCCTCGCTCTTGTAGCAGACCCGCGCCACACGCTCGATCTGCTGAAGCTCTTTGATGCCGCCATCAGAAATATCAGTGAGGATTTCGTATTTTGGTTCAATGATTTTCATAATTAAATCTCCTTTTCATCAGTGAATCAACCATTTCGAGCTGACCGAGGCTCTTTCCATTGGCTCTTGTGACAACAATACTGACATTAAGATCTGGGATTGGAATAATATATCCAAGATGCTCCATTCTTTTATGATCACAGGTAGAGACTTTAGGACAAACAGCGCACCTTCTAGCTAACTGAGTACAAGTTCCAAATGACTCATTCATGTAAAAACCTCCAGAATCAAATTGAGCAACCAATCAAAACACCGCTTAAAAAATAAAGCGAGTCGGTGCAGCCAATACACAGGCTCTGACGGAATATCTCTTTCTTTACCCCGCAGTGTATAGTACAGCCATCGGTCAAATTTGCGAAATGAAATATTATTCGCCAAACACCATAGCTGAGCATCTTGGTAGCTGATTTCATTGCGAATGCATTGTTCAACTACATCTTGCAGCGTAGCGTTGACTTTTACCATTTCCAGCTTATGAGTTTCGGAATCCTCAGAATATAGCCCGATCTCCTTCGTTGGTTCGCCGGCATTGCGAATCAGAATGATGCACGGCTCATTATTTGCATATAAAATATCAATCGTTTCGGCGTTTATTATCTCTCTTGCCTGGTCAACTGTGATTTTTCCTGCATCTACCAGGTCGGCTATCCAACGAATATCACTATCCATCATTCACCTCACCCCAAGAACCTGAAGATAATAAACCACAGGCATTTCAGGGTAAACGCAATGATTATCAGCCACGCGCAGGCCGTGATAGTAACCGCCAGAACGCCGCCAATAAACTTGCCGATCTTTTCATACATACTCATTGCTCCTCCTTCTGGTACCCGATGAAGTCCCCAACGCCAATGTCACCGTTCGGGCATGTATGCGCCCTATACAGCCTCGGTGCTAAAGGCATCTCTTTGTGATCCCACTCGAGTTCGCCATTGACCCTGTTCAGAAAATTGTTCAGCTCAATATACATGACAGTCTCGGTATGTACCGTCACCGGGCAGAACTCATTCCCACATTTGCGGCAACGATAAATCTGATGATAATACGTCACAGAAGTGCGCCTCCCATCAATGTTTTAACCCTACTTTCAGCCACGCACAGCTCGAAAATAGCCGCCGACATATACTCCTGCTCACAGAAGTTGAAGTGATTCTCAGCGATTTCCAGCTCCCGCAGAGGGTTATAGAATTTATACTTGCGGGTATCCTTGAGAATATCCATCATCCAACCGCAGGGCGAGCTGAGCGTCAGGAAATTGATAACGAACGCGATAATTTTCTGAAGCATATTTCTTATTCCCTTCTTGTAAAAATAAAGAGCCGCAGATTTCTTCACGGCTCTGCCCAGAATATCTTGATAAATTCAGCGATTTTTCGCAGCATTTCTACACCTCCACATCTTTGTGACTTGACGAGCCGTGAGCCAGCCCTCAACATCATCATGGCCAAGTAGCTGTGCACCCATCACCTCGATAAGCCCTTGCTCAAAGCCATAGGAACCCCAACCCCAAATGCCATCCCAGATACGATTTCCAGCAGCATCATATGCAATGATTTGCTCACCGCCATCGAACCGTCCGCCCGGAAGATGCTCCTGACAGTCTGGTCTGTCCATCTCTGGCCAACGACGTCCATAAGTATGCGGAACCTTAGCGTGCTTCAGCAGAATATCCAGCTTCTGCATCTCGGTCATGCAATTCCAAACCCGGAGTTTCCAGGTTTTCTTAGACATGTTTCTCATTTGTGCGTTCAACCTCCAATTTGAAAATAAAGAGCCGCAGATTTCTCCACGGCTCCATAATGAAGTCAGTCCAATACTCTCATATCAGCGAGAATATCACTCAGCCTTTCACCGTTTTTCTTTCTCCGGTCGATTTCCAACCACTCATCGTTTGTAAGTTCTCGACGTAATTTCCAGTAATGCCCCAAACTTCTGTCATAGCAGTACAAGTTCTTCAGATCTTCCTCTTTGGTTAATGCCGCGCGTTTTGACAGTATTTTTGCTCCTACTGCAATTCCGCTTACGACATACGGACCATAAGTAATAATCTGCTCCTTGTGCGCATAACACCAGTTCTGTGCTTTTACTTTCTTGTCCTGGAACCACTCCCGAATTTGAGCTTTCTTTCGTGCCATTTCGAGTTCGTCCATAGTGTAAACCTTTGCCATAAATATTTCTCCTTTATAGTCAGTATTTGGATTTCTCCATAAAGGAGCCCGTTATTTTCGCGTCTTCTCCTCGAACTTCAGAGGTTTCACAGTTCCCTCCCGCGCACACTCCGTCATGCACTCGTTGCAGGGCTCGTCCGTTTCCAGCACCTTGAAGTTCACGCACTTCGGGCAGTAGGTCGCATAATCCACTTCGCGCATCCAGTTATTCATCAGTGCTCACCTCTCCCACCTTATAAATACGTGTCACCTCACGGCAATCCGGGCAACGAGTGATAGCACTGTCGCGCTTGAGGCTAAAAGACCATGCACACATGCGTACCCAGTCATCTTCGCTCACAGGCCACTCCTTACCGCAGTTGGCACATTTAGTCAAGACCATTTCGGGTGATTTCTTATCATTTGCCGCTTTCTTCTCCTTGACTACAAACCTATCGTCCAACTCCGGATGGGTCACCCGTTGGTTCAGAGCCCACAGCAAGTTCCAGCAAGCAGCGCGCAGGTGATCCTCATCGTCCATACCGACCATGTACTTTGCCAGATGCCGAGAAGCACTGTCCAGCAACGAATGCAGCGGGATACCCTTATCCACGTTGTGCTCGCCGTACTTCAATGCACCCTCCTCGCAGTGCTTGCTGACTTCTATGATGCCATACCAAGGCAGAAGGTCCATTCGCCCCTTCCCTGCGTGCATATCACGCTTTGCACCAGTTTCAAATTCGGTGCGATCTCCAGAATCTTTAATCATTTGTTTTACCCTCCAATACTGGACTAATCATGTCTTGTGTTACAAACGAGAAATCGTCATCTTCTATTTCTAAATTCCACATATTGATGATTAGAAGCAATGCCGCATCATCATCGAAAATACGCGCAAGTTTATCTTCTCCCATTTTCTTGAGTCTGAAAGCAATTTGCTTGCTCTGCCTTGCGAAATGACATCTTGGATGGAAGAACTGTTCAGGACTTCTTATTGTTTGTCGAGCCTTTCTGCGGTTCACCGATCCTATGACCACATATTTAACCTTATCATCCAGCAAATATCCAAAGATTGCACCATCATACCGAATCTCGATGTGATGCCAAATTGCAGACAATGGACTTTCAGGATTCGGAGTATACACTAATATATCCTGCGTAACTCCCAACTTTTTCTTAAAGTGGTTACTTAAAAGAATCTTGTTAATCTTTTTTCGAGTCTTTTTCGATATGTTTCCCATTAGCAGAACCTCCTGATTCTTCCCTGCATAACCTTGTTGGGAATATCCAGCCACCGGATTTTGCACTTGTTCTTGTAGTCAGGACGCAGCTTCTGTAGAATCATCTTCAATGACTGCCTTGGCCGCGTCATGCAAATATCAAGGACTTCCTGCTGCCGGCTTTTATCGGAATTGACAAGACTACTCAACATACTCTTGATTTCTTCAAACAAGTCCATAAAATAAGCCGTCACTTTCTCGCAGCATTCCGCGATCGCGTTTAATACATCTGCAAGTTGCTCACAGGTCGTCGCAGTACGCCTCAAAAAATCATAAATATCATGCTCCATAAAATTTCCTTTCGTTAAACGCTTTCTTTGAGTTCAGCGCCCTTGAAATAGCGAGGTCGATTCCTGCTCGGGACTTTAAGTGGTAATACCAGAGATCCTTATACGGCGTATTCAGTCTGTCGATTCGCCCCGCAGCCTGCTCCATAATCTTATAGGAGTAGTTCTGGCTGTAGAATATAATGGTGTCCGTCTTGATGCAGTTCCAGCCTTCTGCCCCGGCGTTGTACTGCACGAGATAAACCCACTTATCGCCATCGGGAATCGGCTGGTGCTTATGGCCATTCCACTGAGCAATCTCAACCCCTGTGCCGTAGTTCAACCCGAGCAGAATATCCAGCTCATAGTCGAAATTGTAGAATATAATCATTCTTGGCCGTGTCATGCAAATATCAAGGACTTCCTGCTGCCGGCTTTCATCGGAATTGACAAGCTTCCTCAACATATAGCAAAACTCGCTGGCTGTCTCTATTGGTCTATCCTCCCAAGGATTCCAGCGGTTCTTGCAGATTTGCAAATACTTCGGCTTATCGTAGTCTACGAAAATATTCTCATGGTGGGACACTGTGGCCCGCTCGAAGTCCATGTCAACCAGAATCCGTTCCCGCAGCCGTACCAGTCGCTGTGTGTTCAGATACCGCTCAATTTTAGGATATTTCGTGCAGTATTGGCTATATACTACATGCTGGTTGTTGAATTCTGTCCGATTCCTAAAGAATCCGTTGGCAACGAAGACCGGAATATAATCCGTCCAGCAGTCTCCGGGGGTGGCACTAAGCAAGATCCATTCGTTTTCCTTTGTGATCTTCAGAAACGCTTTGACCCAGCTTCCACGTCCAACAACACGCTGTTCGTCAAATATGAAGAACGCATTCTTCACGCCAACGTACTTCCCAATATTGTTCCACGAGTCTACGACGACCGTATGCTCGTAAATATCAAGTTTCGGGTCCGTCCCTATGTAGAAATGAGCCAATTCCTCGTCCCATTCGCCAGTATCTCGTTTTCGAGCCGTGGTGATGATATAAAGATCCGGTGGTTCTGTCATCCTTGCATATTCTTTTGTGTTTATTTGTCCGCCATAGAGTCTGTAGTAAAACGCCAAACTCGTCCTTGATTTTCCGCTCCCAACGCCACCACACAAGATGCATCCGATTTTCATTCGGTCTACTGCATCCAACTGGTAGTCATAGAGCGTAACTCCTGCCATCAGCCTGATCACCTCATTTCCAGCATCACGTGTATGTCTTTTTTCCGGCAATGGTTCTCATACGCCAGAAGCGAAATCGTTGCTTCTTCTTCGTCTTCTCCTTCACCTCGGACAGTATAAGCAAAGAGTTCCTTCCGATTTTTACGGAAAACTTTCCAGAGTTCTTTCTTTTTAGTGGAGTCCGTGCTTTTTGCAATACGCAACATACTGAAGTCCCTCCTTCGTTGCTTCATGCATGATTTCCTGAAGACTAGGCCCTTCATACTTCTTTTTTGCTTTCGGCTTGAGCGCATCCATCTCTGCTTTTTCAGAAGCACGCTTGGCCCGTTCATGCGCGATTTTCTCATCCAGAAGCTCTCTTCTGCGCTTTTTCCTGCATTCCGGGCAAAAGACAGTCGCTACTGGGACATTTTTCAATTCCTTGCCGCATGCGATGCAGACTTTGTCGGTTACGGTGACCATTATCTTTTCATCCTCCTTTTATGTATTTATATAGGTGTTTTCCGCTGGTGGGACAGGCAGGATTTGAACCCGCGATGAACCAGTTATGAGCTGGCTGCTTTGAACCTGACTAAGCTACTATCCCAAAAGAAAAGAGCCACAGATTTCTCTACGGCTCTTCGTGCAGGCTGATTATTTCGCGCCGCCCTCCGGTTTGCAAGGACGAACATCCAGACACATCTTTCCATGCGCATCCGTCCGAACGGAAAATTCTTCCGGGTCATGGAACAGCTTCTCATACTTCTCAAGAAGCTCCGGGCTCAGTGATCCGAAATCGTCTTCCGTAAGCCCAACGATCAGGAATGTCCCTACAACGATGTCGTAAGGCACACCAATCTCAGTTGCGAGAACCCGGTTATAATGCTCCACGGCATCGCTATCCAGTTTACCTTCTTCATTGCAGATCAGTGCCACGGGATCATCCCACGGATATACCGCCTGAATAGGTCCGCCAACTTCCTTCTGCAAGGAGTCCAGACCGAGCGGAATCCGGACGATTTCAGGATAGCAATGCGCTTTGATACGGAGCACTTTGATTCGTTTCATGACATAAACCTCCAAATCATTCATAAATATCAATCGAGCTGTCCCCTGCTGAGAACGCCATTTGCGACGTGGGCACTCATAGGACTGGTGCATTCAACCAGAGACCAACCCCGGCACTCGAAATATCATAGATCAGTAGCCGAAGCAGCTATACTTACGAGCCTCTTTTGCCCGTGCTTCGACAACGTCATGGGCCACGTAACTCAGGTTGATGGTGTAACTGGGAATGCCATAAGCCTTTGCGACCTGGTTCTCGATCGCACAGCCACGGTATGCCTTCGCTTCATCGTACACGCCGATGAAGTAATCTGCCTCAGACAGCATCTTAATGCTTTCGCCGAGACACCAGAGTGCCTGGTTCATGCCACTCGGAGGATCAGGAATATAGGTCTGGATAACTTCCAGCTCTTCGCCGAAGACAGCCTCGGCAATGTTGTGCATCTGCATCATGGTCCCACGGATCTGGGCTTCGGTACGGTCTTTCATCGGGCAGCTAATAAACAGCTTTTTCATTTCATTCCTCCTTCTTAGAACGGCAGGTCAGGCCCTTCGGTGGGCTCGACAGCGGGCATATCATACTTAGCGTAACGCTCGGCATACGGATCAGCATCGGCGTCCTGTTCGACGTACATGACATCCGCATAAAGGCTGTACTCACCGGGGAAATTACGCTTCTCCGCCAGGTTTGCCTGCACACAGACGTTCTTGACCCGGATGAAGTCGAGCTGGCCAACAGTATCCGCATTGCAGAGCAGCCGCTTGCCAGCAGTTGTGACCCAGTAAACCCGAGGCGGCCACTTGGAATCCATGTTGACATTGACCGGCACGTACAGGGTGGGCACATAGGGCTCATCGTAGGTGCGCTCAGGGTTCGGGTGAGTCTGCTTGACATTGACGCCCATAGCGGAAAGCTGGTCAGCCAGTTCCTGAGTCGGGATCACCACGTTGACACGCCGAGTGCTGGAGCCAAAGCGGTCACGGCTCGGGTCGCCGGAGAAGTTGGTGGTAAAGATGAAACGGGTGTCGTCAATATTGACTTTCTGGCGCTTGGTGTACATAAATATCAGTCTCCTTTTACTTGTTGATTTCGAGTTCCAGCATGGAAAGCGCGGCCGACACTTGGCCCATCGTAGACAGAAAATTCGCAGGATTGCCCTTTGCTGCCGCCTCCAAAGCTGCTTCGTAGCTCTTCTTTGCCTGAGCGATGTACTTCTTGAGCGCATCATTCTCGACAGAAGAGCTTTCCGTATAGGGCTTCCCGGGATACTTCTTCCCGCTCTTCTCTACCCAATTCCGGATCTCCTTGTAATAGCTGCCATTGTTGCCGCCGCAACGCTTTGCAACTGCCATGGCCAGCCCCTTCTCCGGGTCGAAAACATCCTTCTCGCTGCACTTCACAACGGTCTTGGAACCATCCGACCAGTAAACGATCGTGGCCGGAGGAGCAAAGATAGCATCCTTGATAGCAGCGGTGTTCGTAGCAGAAGTGCTCTTCTTACCCGAATTGAGCCCTCCATAGCGAATACGCCAATTACCGCCCCGATCAGCGATCAGATCGCCCGGGCGAAATGTGAGTTCGTGGCCAGTATGAAGAACCACCCTCGTCAGGCCGTCGGACAGATTCTTATCGAAGGTGACGGTTGCGATATAGCCAATCAGTTGTCCTTTGGAATCATACAGCTTGTTTGCCATAAAATATCAATCTCCTTATCTTACATTAAAATTCTGTGCAGCTTCGTCCTGCACATCGTCCCACGGAATATCAGGCTTCTGCCAAGGCGGTTCACCCGAATCATCCGCAACAAACCACTCAAAATCACCATATTTGGCGATTTCCTTGACGGCATCATCAACTTCCTTATTGAAGTATTCCTTGTCAATGGACTCCTCCATATGAAGCTGATAAACCATCTCGCTTTCGAGCCACCGGTAATCTTTTGCGCCCGTCACAGATGCATATTTCCGATTGCCTGCATCGTCAACGCCCGATTCCCGCAGAAGCAGCGCGCCGCCAGCTCCTTTGACGATGGGACAGAACTGACCGACGCGGCCAACGAAAATATAATTGTGCTCACCTTCCGCCAGTCCCTCATTTTTATCGAGGTAGATGGCACCTTTGGAGACACTCTTCGTCTCGCAAAGGTCCTCGAACTGGATCGGGTCTTTGGAAAACAATGTCTTAAAGACATACGGGATCTGGAACTGGGTTCCGGTTGCCGTCCACTTACCGCCTTCCTTCTCGTTATCCTCAGGAACGTATCCATATTGCGCCTTGCAGTCCGTCGCATCCATGTACTTTGCGATATAAACCGCATTGTTCACGAGGCACATCTTCTCGTAAGTAGCCTCATGCTCAAAGGTATATCCATACTTCTCCGCAAACTTCATGCAGAAGTCAATAATCTCCGGCGTTGCACCGGGGATCTTGATGGAATCGGTCTTGATGTGGGCGACCGTGAACCCACGCTGCTGTACCTCATCCTGCAAAGTACGCATAAATAAAGCCCCTCGAAGCGCCACAATGTTGTTGGCGTTCTTGGGGTTCCGGAAAGGATTGTCGAAGGTCGCGCTGGTCAGGCCGTAGACAGAGTTAATGGCGATTTTCAGTGCCTGCGCCAAAGCTTTCGCCTGCGCAGGGTCGTCCAGATACTTGGACAGCTTTCCGCCAAAGAGTTCCTTGGCCTTATCGTACTCGCCATGCTTAACATGGATTCGAACCTCCATCAGGTCATTGAAATGCTTGGTGTATTCGCCAAAGTAGTTCATTGCAACGGCGGAATGCGGGTGCAGCGACGCCACGTCCAGAAGCGCCACATTATAGTACATGTTCGGCTCTGCATAGACATAGCCGCCCATGCCCAAATCCGTGCCACGGAACATATTGTGCATCCGACCATCCTCGCCCTTGACCCACTCGTAACCCGGGAAAGCATTGATGATGTTCTTCCCGACCAGAATATCAGGCTCAACCTCAGTCAAAGTGTCCTGTTCGCCCGTTGCAAGGTCAGTATAGACAAGCTTCGGGTGCTTCTCTTTTCCAAAGATGACGCGAGTAGTCAACGTGTTGGTCGTGTCATTGACCGTCATCCCGGCAAGGTCTGCCAGAATCTCACGAGCAACGAAGTCTGCCTGCCGCTTCTTGGAATAGAAGACGGCTTCCGTGGCAATGACATCATTGTCACAATACTCAGCGACCTTATCCCAGAGGCTTTCCGGCACCGGCTGGTCCCACGGTAAGCCAAGTTCCTGATGATGAATACCCAGCTCGATCTCGAACTTCTTCAGACTCTGCTTTTTGGACGAGAAGTCGTAAATATCAGTGTAGGACAGATTGTACGCCTCGCCGAAGAAACCGGTATGTTCGTTGATGATGCGGTTCGAAAGCGCATAGAGCTGCTCATTCGACATGCCGATCATCCTCCCCCAGAGAATGTGGTTATCGTACTTCCGGTTGTTGAAACCAATAAGCCGATATTTCGTAAGGGCTTCAATTTCTTCCGGGCTGGGATTGATCATCCTGTGAATGAGGTCATTTTTGGCAAACTTCCAGTTCACGAGGAAAAGGTTCGGGAACACCTCACAGTCGAAGAATACGATAGGGGTCTCATTCTCGCCGGCCCGAGAGTCTTTCACCTCTTCCTTCGATTTGAAATGCATCTTCGATACTGCTTTCAAACATGCTTCAGCCTGATTCGTGCTGTTTGCAGCGAAAGCCAGAATCGAATTGCGCATGTCATCGACATCGTACGGGACATTTCCCTCGTACGCCTCATCCATAATGTGAGCGATGAAGTCTACACTCGGTTTTGTGTAGGGACTGATCTCTTTGGCCAGTGCTTTCTTAATCAGAATGCGAAGATGCTTCTCATTCTGGATCTGCTTCGTGTCAACCATTTTTTCTCCCTTCAATGGCAAGCCACTACTGATAGACGCTACGGAAATATCATTGCACTTCGATAACTTTCTTCTAAGAGAAGAATTTCCAGTGAACACCTTTATCTCGATGTTTTCATCGTAGACTCTGCTGAGCTTCGTTGCGTCCCCGCTGTAAATATAATGCAGGTGGATGCCCGCACCAGATTTACTGAGTTCCGCGTACGTTTTCGGCCACTTTGATGCAGCCTCCAGATTCAACTCGAAGCTTTTCTTGCCATCAGGTCCTTTAATATCAAAGTCGATGACAATGTGATTCTCTGGAACCTTCACATAGTGAAGTCTCGAAGTGTCCAGCTCTGACAACTTACTTCTGACATTCTCCCATTTTTGCATAGGAGTGCCTTCTTCAGTCGCGTACTGTGCCGGACAGTCCCTGCAAATATCATTGAAGAGAGAATGCTGCTCTTTGAACTCGATCCACGAAATATGCGCTTCTTCCGGCGGCCGTTCCTCCTTCGGCTGCTCAAGAAACTCCTTGAACTTGTCGGCTCGGAATCCGCTGTAGTAACTGCGGACTCTCTCCCCGTTCATATCTTCTGAACGCTCTTTGTAATCCGTAAAGTAGTTCATCAACTCCTCACGGAAAGCGCGCCGGGAGTACGGATACGATACCTTTGCCTCCTCATTGTAGGTGTTGTACATTGCCCAGGCCCGCTTGAGCGATACGCCATCCGACCTCTTGAACTCATAGTAGGAATCCAACATGAAGTTGTAGAAATCGTTCGATGCTCCGAGCATCCTTGTGGGAACATACTCGTCGTAGAGGTGCTTGTTTTCCTCGTAGATCTCCTTGCAGTGCCAGGCGATCCCACCAAGCTCGAAGTCAACTTTACTAACAAGGTCCCGATACTTTTTGGCCGGAATCTTTTCGCCGCTCGGCTCGACATCGATAAGTCTTCGGATCAGGCCCGACTTGGCATCTGTGATCCGGACCGGCTTGTTCGTGCCAAGGAACATAAAGCACTTGAACTGACTCGCATACTGGCTCCTGAACTTCTCGTTCACCAGCATCGTCTCGTGAGAGACCAGCGAGTTCAGTCTTGTGTTGTCTTCGATCCTCGACAGATCGCCGTCGTGCTGGATTGCAACAAGCGGGTTCGTCTTGAATGCCTCCAGTGCGAAAGCGTTCGAGGATGAGCCTAGCACTTTAGAGTCGAAAACCGACCAATATCCTTCGAAAAGTTTCTGCACGATGTTCAGAATAGTGGATTTACCGCTTCCGGGCGGGCCGTAGAGCACGAGGAACTTTTGAATCTTCTTCGAATCGCCATCGACGATCGCGCCAATGGCCCATTCTATCTTCTCACGTTCTCCGGGAGAATATAAAGTGCTCATGAGTTCTTCATAGGCACTGATACTTCCTGCTTCCAGTGGATACGGCAGCCGTTTGGATGCATAGCTCTCTTTTTTGACAGGGGTGTTTGCAAATATCAATGTCTCGTCAAGCGTATGATAATTGTCTCGCATCTGCCTCTGGCAATATTTGTGCCAGTTGTCGATCATTCCGGACTCGGCATCCCACATATGAAGCACTCTAGAGCCGCCGTCAAACAGCTCTTTGTGCTCATTTGCGTAAATATCAAGCTCCCGGTCGATGAGCTGCAGCGCATCCTGCTCGTCCGTGCTCCACAATCCACGTTCTTCCAACCAGATCGCATAGAAATCCGAGCCTCGGATCATAAGGTCTTTCGACCGTTTAATGATGAATTTCGGATATATCTCGATCACACCGCGCTTTCCGGTCCGCGTTGCGATCATAAGGAAATCTATCATAATGACTTGATTTCCTCCTTTCTGCGATGCTTATACGTCTTTTTTCGTGATCGTGGCGCAGCCGTCACAGCAGGTATCTTTTTCGGGAGCAGCCGGTGCGTCTTTCTGCTCCTCGCCATGCAGGTCGTAGTTGTGATGCATCATCGCAAGCTCCGCCTCCGTTTCGCGCACGTGAGTCTCCGCGTCCCGGAGCTTCTTATCGACCTCGCCCAGCATCCTGCAGGCGGTAAAGCCAAACCAGAGAAGCCCCGCGATGAGGATATTCTTCTGCAGCAGCTTGCCGCGCTGCTTCCGGATGGTCGTCTCCGCAATCTCAAGAGCCGACTTGGTGGTCGCCAGTTCGTACATGACATTCATCATTTCCATTGTTCATTTTCCTCCAGTAATTCAGGTCGGTAAATATCAGCCGACCAATGTGTTCTGTGTTTCGGCACGATGTGATCCGCATCAAAACTCTTTCATCATCGATAAATTGTTCAATGACTCCTTCCATCGTGATGCAGATTTTCGATACATAAATATCAGGCTTCATTTTCCGCCAGCCAGCCCATGAGCTGATACCAAATATCAATAGTGCGCATGTCTTCGGTGGGCCTGGAAAGCGTGAAGAGCCCGCCGGCACCATTCGGCTTATAGTCTCTTCTGCTGAATCGCTCAATGACGGATTCTGCCCGCTCTTCGTCGAAGCGCTGGTCATCCATAGCAGCCAGACCGAGGCTGACGACCATGTTCCAGAACCACTGCCCTGTTCTCTTCCCGGCCGAAGAGTCCTCCAGGATATGCTCCTCGATCCGGATGGAAAGCCCAACCATCATCTCGAGCATGCTGCACGGGATGCCCGTAAACGCCGAATCGATCCTTGCGTAAGAAATATCATTCTCCGTTGCGAAACGATACCGGAGATTCGTGCCGTCTGCTGCTCTGGAAATATCCATCTCACAGGCCGGAACATAGTTTCTGTTATAAAGAAACATCAGGAGCCGGTGAAATGAGAGGTTCCGGGGCTCCCATTCACCGCACACACTTTTGTAGAGCCAGTCATAATACTGCTCCGCCAGACTCGAAAATATCATTAGTCCTCCTCATTCTGATATACGTCGCAGAAGTTCTGCCGGACCTGAAGGATCTCGTAGTCCTTCATATACTTGTGGTTCCGGACATGTACTGTGCTCGGCATATACACCCCGAAGTTCTTCAGCGCCTCCGTGCCGATCATATCCGCGACAGAGTCCTCGTCAAGGGGAGTGTCCTCGCCGTCGATGACGAGCTTTCCGTCGCTGTAGTACGAGAGGAAACAGGTCTCGTATTCATCATCCCCGCCGAAATCGTCCGGCTGAATGATCTCGATCGACTCGTGGTCCTCGTTCACCTCCGGGTCAGACTCCGTCCGATACTTCCCGGCCAGCTGCTCGAAGCTCTTCTGGGTGGCTTTCTCTTCGATTTCCTTTTCCATATCGGCTTCCCTCTCCTGGAGATGGCGGCGATCAGTCTCATACCGCTCGTCATAGTAATCCCGATACTTCTTCTGGAACAGGGTATGCATGATACACACGCCGGTGCTGACGCCCGCTCCGAAGAACAAAATATCACGAATCGTTCTGTTCATTGTCTTCTCCTTTTATGCTCATAAAGGTAAACGCCAGTCCGCCAAAGAAAAGGGAGACGCTCATAAGAACGCCTCCCACGACATGCCGCTTACGTTTCGTGTCGGTCAGATAGTCCAGAAACAGGAATACGTTTTCCAAACTGTCCATAGCAACGTCCCTTTCACTCCGCGAGAACAGCCAGACCGGAAGCAAAGCACACCCCGGCCATGACTGCGAACACATAAGAGAGTCTCTTTACAATTCTGGTCATAGCTATCCCTCCGAAATATCAATCTCAGATCTTGTCTATGATGACGCCGTCGCAGTTGAACACGATCATGACAGAACGCTCCCAGCCATCGATGAAGTTGTTGAGCTGTTCTTTTCCGAGAGCATAGTTGGTGACATGAAAGTCAACGCAGTTCTGCTTTGTCGGGTCGTTCGGGTCGTAAAGCCAACCCACGAGCTGACCTTCGGGTCTCCGCATAGTGACGCCGCCATAGGTGCCGATCATGGAAAGCACTTCGTTCAGGAAAAGATGCCCCTGCGTCTTGAGCCGCTTGTTGGCAGCGCTCTCGACCATGAGCAGGTAGTTTCGGTTCAGGTCTGCATCGGGCTGCCATGTATCGACGCTCTCGTCGAACAGGAGACTGTAAGGGCTCTCATGCTTGGAGGCAATGTCTTTGTACTCTTTGATGACCTCCTCGGTGCCATCATCCTTCTTCGCAGTGGACTCGACTTCAACTGCTTTGATATTGTGCTCGAGCTCATGCTGGATACGGTCGCCGAAGCGCTCGGTAACGCGGGACTTGTACTCGTTGAAGGTCTTGTCCAGAGCGATGTAGGCAGCCGTGAGGGTTGCATTCCGCTTGCTCATGATAGTGTGAGAGCCGAACATGCAGCCGAGTGCGATCGCGCCGAGACTCACAGCGGGAGCATATGCCTTGGCGAGCTTCACGCCGGTCTGGATGTAGACGGCCGTGATGTCCTTCTTGACATCCTCTTCGGTATATGTCTCATCCTTGTTCAGGATGATCTGGCCGTTCTCGATCTGCTCCTTTGCCTTATGGATCGTTGCGACGTCGGCCTTATGCTCTTCGATGATGTCCTGTGCCTTGATGGTCGCCTTGCAGGCCATAACAGTAGCCGTAACACCGCAGACTGCCGCACTGATGATCATAATGGTCGGGCTGGCCTTCTTGAACCTGTAGCCGTACTTGGACGCCGTGCGAGTCACAGCGTTGACGATTTCATCTTTCTTGATGCTGTTCAGAATTTTCATAAAATATCAATCCTTTCTATCTCAGCTGAGGGGAATCGGACGGGGCAGAACAAGGCGGTACCCGCCCGGGATGCCCTTGATGTACGCTCCATCGAGGTTGTACCAGCCGTAATTGTAGTCGGTGGACTCGTTCGAGACACCCATCATGTCCCACAGGTCGCCTACAGACACCTGCTTGTACTTGCGCAGGGCATCGTACATCTCGTTCAGTGTGCCGTCTGCGTCGTAGCGCACTTCGAAATCCAGATTCTGAAGCGTTCTTGCCGGGCGTCCGGATGTTCCAGGGCGGCTGCTCTGCCCGTCTTGATAGTAGCGATCGTAGCTGTTACGCTGCCGGCTGGAGATGCTGTAATTCGTAGACGAGCTGCGGCTGCGGTCATCGCCCCAGAGAGCGATGTTGATGGCGGAATTAAAGATGCTGCAAAGCCCGTTCTTCAGCATCGGGATTAGATACTCCGCGATGATGCGGTCTTTGACGGTCTTGAGGTCCTCTGCAAGAAAATCATTGGCGATCTTCTGGATGTCGTTCTGCTCCTTGAGCGTGACCTTTCCCCTTACGACCTTGTTGAACTTCTTCTTGGGTTCGCCCTGGGCCGTATTGAAATCATTCTTGGGCATATCCACCTGTGCCATTATGCTTCTCCTTTTCAAAATAAAAAAGTAAGAGCTGCAGATTTCTCTACAGCTCTCGCTTTATCTGACATTAGTTCTCCTCTTCACAAGTTTCCTCGTCAGAAGTCACATCCGTCGACTCCACGTCGATGACCTCGTCCTTCTTCGCCTTCTTGCTGGCCATCTTCTCCTTGATGTGCTTGAAACCCTTCTTTGCAGCAGGGATGCCATACTTCACACCAGCGCCGATGAGCAGCGCAGCACCAACGCCGATCTTGACGATCTTGCCAAGATCGAGGTTTGCATTGCTCTCACAGTCGCAGTCCGAAGTATAGTTCTCCGCCTCAACGGGAACCAAGTTCTCAACAGGAGCGTTCTCCATCATAGAAGTCTCGTTCTCCATAGTCACGTTGTTCATTTCGTCCATTTTTGTTACCTCTTTCTTATAAATAAGTTTATAATGTCGGAGTATTACCTCCATAAAGCAAGCTGAATTTTTCGCGCCGGGGTCTCAAAATATCAATACCCCAGCCACTTGGGAGGAGTGCTGTAATCCAGCACAAGACAGGGCGTTCCATCCTCATCCAGTTTCGATGTATAGAAGGTGCTGATTTCCAGAGTCGTTTCCGTGTCCCAGCCCAGAAGGTCGCCGTTCCTGTTGTGGTCGATGCCCAGATAGTCGAACAGGTCGTTTTCGGTGACCCGGAAATCGCTGAGCAGCTGCTTGTTCACGCCGTTGACGGCTTTTTCCAGCATGTTTCTGGACGTGAAAAAGTATGTCCCGGAAAGGCTCTCCCAGCATTTGACCGGTTCGTTATAAAAGTCGTTGCCGACGCCGGGCTTCTGGGGCGTTGCCACAGGAGGATTCTTCGGCTCCGGGCATTTCGCCATATTGTCCAGCGCGACAGCTTCCTTGATCTCCTTCGCCTTCTCCGGCCCGACCGTCTCGACGACCTTGTCCTGAAAGCTCCGCAGAGCCGTCTCCGACATGGTGTAAGCTGCCGCCAGCGCAGCGTTTCTCCGGTCGTTGACGCTGCTCGCTGCGATGATGCAGCCGGTCGAGATGCCCATAGAGATGGCTGTGGGGATGTATACCGGTGCTGCCGTCCTGATGATGGTCTTGGCGTCCAGCTTCTCGACCCCCAGCTCCTGCTTTTTTTCCTCCAGCAGGATCATGGCCTTGGGCGTTGCCGAGATCGCAAAGCCGACCGCCGTAAACGCGCCTGCGATGCCTAAGCCCAGTAAGATCTTCGAGCTGTTCCGGCTGAGGGTCCTCCTCGCCGTTTTGGTCAGTGCTTTCAAGTTCATGTTCGTACCTCCAAAAATATCAATGGGTTTATAAAAAGAAAGAGCCGTAGATTTCTCTACAGCTCCCGCCTTTTTCAGATGTGTCCATCCCGTTTCAAGTTCTGAAACCGAATCCTGCTTCCACGCTGACTTTCCAGTTCTCCGGAGATGGTGTCGTAGATGTATTCGTACAGCCGAATCGGCAGGGTCAGCACATACCGCATCGTGCCATCCAGCACGCGCAGCAGTCTCCTGCCGAAGTCCTTCCATAACTTCATCATAGCATCATCCACCTGAGCGTAATAGTTGCGATTATACATAATTCAAATCTCCTTTATTTGTTCAGTTTGGATCTTCTTCCATAAAGCAGACTGAATTTTTCGCGTCAGTTCGTGCTGTTCTTTTCAGCCAGCTGACGCTGCACTTCTTCCTGCACCATGTCGCGCAGTTCGTCCTCGCTCTTCTGGTCCTCGATCAGGTCATGCCCAAAGCCCAGCAGTGCGCTTCCTGCCAGCAGTGCGATGCTTGCCACTTTCCACCAGTTGATTTTATGCATGATAGGTATCCTCCGTATAATCAAGATAGTTTTCTACCGGGTCAAGCGCCGGTGCCAGATAATAGCACTCCAACCCGTCGTCGGTCATCTGCTTGTCGTACTCAAAATCCATCCAGTAGGCGTCCCAGTCATAGATCAGCTGGTCAAGGCACCACCCCATCTGGTCGCCTTCGGGTGTTATGGTCAGTTCGTCGGCGCAGAGATAATTGCACCACTCGTTTACCGAGATGCAGCCGTTCGTGGCCAGCTCCCGGTTAAAGTAATAAGATGCCTCAATGACCCGGGACATCGTGGCATGAAAATATCTTTTTGAGGCGGGCTCATAGAACAGCCGGATGACATCGCCGTCCTTGTCTCGCTGGACATCTTCGGCTTTCGTCTCCTTTGCAGCCTCCATCCGCAGCTTTTCCTCTTCCTCCGCACCAATGCGCTCTGCCACCTGCCTGCGGTACTGCTGGTAACTCTTGCCCAGCGCCATGTAAGCCGCGCTCAGGCTTGCGATCTGCTTTTTGTTCAGCGTGTTGGAGCCAAGGATGCAGGCGATGGTGCCGCCGCCAAGGACCGCCGCAGGAATATAAAACTTCCAGCACTCCTGCACGACCTCTTTCTTCGTCATAGGCTCATCCTTGTTCATGACCACGAGCGTGGTCGCCTTCACAGCCGCCTTGTGGGTCTCATAAGCAGTCAGCCCAACACCTACGGATGCCGCCACTGCCAGGATGGTTCCGCCGTGCTTGCGCAGGAATTTCGCGCATGTTTTCGTCAATTTCATTGTTCAACCTCCTGTTCTTCGAGTTTGTCGTACATCTGATCAATCAGTTGAATTGCAAATTTATTGGCCTCTTCCTTTTTATCATCGGGCATATGGGTCACAAGGCACTCACCATACGTCCACATCACGCACTTGCGAATCGTATCCCATCCGGGGTTCTCCGAACACAGTATCGATTGCTTCCCCGTGTAGGAACGCAGACGATCAAAGAAGTGATTTCGAGCCTCTGTGAAATACGTTAATTCCTTAATTTTTGTAAGTCGCCGTTTTTCTTCTCGTTCGGCCACAGTCATTTCTATCAACCTCCATTTTGAAAAATAAAAGAGCCTACGATTTCTCGTAAGCTCTCATAGTCAGTTCTTCAATTTGGCATAACTTGCTATAAAGAAGTCCACGTACTTGGCAAATACGGGTTTGAAAGTATGCCTTGTAATATAAGAAAGTCCGTCTGCACCAATGTAGTTTCCTCTATCATAGAGTCTACTCCATGCCATGCAGTATCCGTTCAGTCCTCCATATACAAACAGCATAAATCCAATTATTCCCATAATACCAATTTTCAATGCTTTCTTCATAATTGTTCAACCTCCAAAATATAATTCTGAGACTAACCATCTCATAAAGCGCACTGAAAATTTCGCGTCACAGCACCCCGGCATTCTTCAAAATGGTGTTGAGCTGAGCCTTCGTTACGTCGGCGTCCAATTCCAGATGGACATGTACCTTCTGTTCCTTGTCCAGCCAGTTTGCCTGAATGTCCTTCAGCTCCACCTCAATGCCAGGCATCTGCTTTTTCAGCGCCTTGTTGATGATCTGCGAGATGATACGGCGCATAAAGCCCGAGCGGATGATCATAATGTCCTCCATTGTTCAACCTCCAAAAATAAAATGAAAAAAGATAAGAGGGCGTGTATCTATCAGATATTATCCTCCAGATTGCTCTCTTTCATCTTCTTGAGTGCTCGTTTTTCCTTCCACTTATTCCATGCATACATGCTTCCGTAAATAACGGCAGTACACGTACATGCATAACCCAGTGTCTTAAACCAGTCGTTCATAAAGTTCTTAATAGCTTTCATCATAGGTTTTCTCCTTTCAATGTAAGCCCTCTTACCTCCATAAAGCAAACTGAAATTTTCGCGTTGAAACTACTGTGGCACTTACTGATGGTTAATTGCTTTCATAAACTCCTCTCGTGCCCGAAGCCAATCCGACAAGCATTTCTCGAACGGCTCGTAGGGCTTTTTGCTCTTGCTGTTAAACTTTTCATGCAGAGAGAGCATGGTGTTCCACTTATAATATAACACACGCTCTTTCATAAATTTGACAGCAATTTCCTTCATCTCGTTGTTCGTAAAGTATTTCATAAAGCACCTCCAAAAATATAAAAGAAAGAGCCTATGTTTCCATAAGTTCTCTTTGGATAAAGCCAGCTTCTTGTCGTTTACCGGTCTATCGTAAAATAGCAGTCTTTCGACGGCCGGAAAATCTGTACGAACAGCCACATCACAAGTGCCACAGCGCACCCGATCAGGAATGTCGTTACAATTTGCCCGACCGAAATCGTATAGTTCCAAATTTTCTTGCCAATAGATTCGTTCATAATACGTTCTCCTTTGTTTCGGGCTTTATCCCATAATATAAGGAGAATTTTTCGCGTCAGGCGTTCGCAGCGAGATATGCGAGGCAATCTTCTTTTGACAAAAAGCACATCGAAAATGCACTATGGTCTCTGTTGTCTACAGCCCAATAGCCGGATTCCGATTTGAACCAGTATAAGATTGCCGGGCCGTGCTCGGGATCTTTTGCGATTTCTATTGCACTTTCTTCTGCCATTTGCGGAAAAATAGGGTCTTTCAATAACTTTTTTCCGCAGAACGGACAGTATTTAATCTCCACGGTGCAAGCAGGAATACGGCTGGCAGCATAACCCCTAAAATTTTTATCCTTGGTGCCATAGTTGATTTTAGCCCGAATAATAGGAGTCCCCTCTTTCCTCCAGGTTATAAAAAGTGCCATCGCAGCTTTCTGTCCTCCGGGAAGCTCTACGTTGCTGCTTCTGAGCATAGCCCCTGCATCACAATATTTGCACATACAAATCGTCCTTTCTCAAATTAAGCTTCTGTCGAATACGGTCTCCCATCGCTCTTTCTTGAGCGGTTTCATCCGCAGCGCCCACATGATCTGCCGGACAGTAACCGTCGGATACTCGCCATTTTGATTTCTTCTCTTGGCATGGTGGTCAAAATACTCCTTGAATCCTTCATGGAGGTATATCTTATCTGCTAGCCACGGGTCTATCGGCCCCCAATATGTAGTTTTACTTTTTTCATTAAACCGTTGCTGGATGACGCAGAGCCCCTTCCCATGCTCAAAATATAAAGTGCTCACACGATAGACCGGATGGTTGCATCGGTATACACTTCCGTAGTAGTTCGTCCATTCCTTTGGAACATCGTTGTGATACCTCATAAAAAAATAAAGAGAGTCTGCAATTTTCATCACAGACCCTCCTCGGTTCCTCCTTTACTCTTTTTCTATAAAGCCTTTTCTCATCTCACGGACTCCTTCACCGATTGCTCTCGACAGCTGCGTCACACCGCCAGCCTCGCAGATCGACCAGTATA